CGCCAAGGAAGAAGAGCCGGAAGATGATGACGATGGCGGTGAGGAAGAACCTACCCCTCCTCGCCGTGGTCGTGCTCGTGGCGGCAACCGCCGCCTTCGCAACTTCGACTAAGCGCGCCTAGTGACCGGGGCGGGGTTTTCCTCCGTTTTGCCCGCCCCGGTTACAACCTCAGGAGACACAATATGAACAATCACAATCCCTTTGCATTTCTCGCCCGCCTGCCAGAAGCCCACATGAGCGGCGTCGTGGACAAGGCTCCGGGCGTTCAAATCGACGGCGCATGGGCTGGTGACCACGCACTGGTCAATTGCCTGTTCGGTGAGAAGATGCCCCAGCCCACCTACACGATCGGTATCACCGGACGCGGAACGCTCCAGATGGGTGAACAGGAGTTTCGCGATCTGCTGTCGGCGATGCTCGCCGTTTTCGAATCGCGCTCGCCGGGCTTCGCCGCCAAGGGCGGTCCGACTTCACCGTCGGCCGCTGGCTTGCCGCTCATGCCTGACGTGCTAAAAAACGCATCTTCGTAAGGATAGCACGCTCTCAAGAGCAAACGGAGGCGCGTATGATTACTCTCTCACCGCAACAGGAAAAAGCGGTCAGGGACATTGGTGAGTGGTATCGCCACGAATCTGAACACAAGAAGACCTTTACGCTTGGTGGCTTTGCCGGGACCGGTAAGTCCACGATCCTGCCCGACATCATCGAGGCGACTGGCCTGTCGCCGTCGGCTATTGCGTTCGCGGCACCGACCGGTAAGGCCGCCAAGGTCATGGGCGAAAAGCTCAAGCAACAAGGCATCAGCAAGGTGCCGACCACGATCCACAAGCTCATCTATCTGCCCAAAATGCAGAAGGCCGAAGTGCTGGAACGTGATCTCCAGAACCTCGAAAAAGAGATCGCCATGGTTAAGGAGGGCACAATTGCGCCTCCCTATACCGGTGACCGCGATCACGATCTCAAGGAGATGGAGAAGAAGGCTCAGGTCATCGCCAAGGACCTCGATCGTGCCTACGACATAAATGATCTTCGATTCAGCCTGAACCCAGACTCACTTCTGGTCAAGGAAGCAATCCAGTTAATCATTCTGGACGAAGGTTCGATGGTTGGCAAGGAAGTGTCCGAAGACCTACTCGACTTCGACATCCCGATCCTCGTCATGGGTGATCCCGGCCAGCTTCCGCCTGTGGGCGATAAGCCCGGCTTCTTCATCCCCGGTGAACTGCCTGACGCGTTTCTCACCGAGGTCCATCGTCAGGCGCAAGACAACCCGATCATCTACCTCGCAACCATGGTCCGCAAGGGTAAGCGGTGCGATTTCGGTGACTATGGTAACGGCGTGCTAATCGTGCCCCGCAAGAAGGACATCTACACGCTCGACCTCGATCGAGATTGTCAGGTGATCGTGGGCACTAACAAGAACCGCTGGAAGCAGACAGCCCGTATGCGCCGTGAAGGCGATCTTCTGGATGAACTGCCGATGGCTGGCGAGCCGCTGATCATCTGCAAGAACCACAAGGAGCACCAGGCGCTTGTCAACGGCACGCAGGTCTTCGCCACCGAAGACCACGGCAATGCCGTAGAGGGGCGCGATCGTTTCATCGCGAACATCGAAACCGAGGAGGGCGGACGCTACAACGTGTTCACCTACCAAGGGCTCTTCGAGGAGCACATCAAGCGGGAGAAGAACTTTGCCACCGCAGCCAAACAGGCCGCGTTCCGCTCTCGCATTCGCGATGCCCACATCGACTTCGGCTGGGCCATCACATGCCACAAGTCTCAGGGCTCGCAGTGGGATGAGGTGATCGTTCACGACGAATCAATGGTCTTCCGAGACGACGCCGATAAGTGGCTTTACACCGCAATCACGCGAGCCGCCCAGCGTTTGGTGATCGTAGCCTGAAAATTTAGGGAACAGACATATACGCTTGTCACCGAGGGAACGTTCCTCAACTCATCACGCGTAAGGCACGGTTCGTCTTTCCCACTGGACTTGTAGGAATTGGATAAGCAAAGTGAAGAAACTTCCTCGAATCATTGGCCTTACGGGGCGAAAGGGGGCGGGAAAGGACACCGGCGCAAAGGCGCTGATGTTGCAGGGCTACGAGAACATGAAGTTCGCCGGAGCCTTGAAAGATATGCTCCGAACCCTGTTGTTCTATCAGGGTGCAGATAATATCGCGATCGAGCGGATGATCGAGGGTGATTTGAAAGAGCAACCCACCGATTACCTGAACGGTCAAACCCCGAGGCACGCGATGCAAACCTTGGGGACTGAGTGGGGTCGCAAGCTTATCGACGACGGCATCTGGGTGTCGGCGACGATGAAGCGAGCGGTCAACGGTGGTAAGGTCGTTATCACCGATGTCCGCTTCCCCAATGAGAAGGCGGCGATCGAGAAGGTCGGTGGCGTCGTGATTGGAATCACGGCTGACTGGATCACGCCGAAAGAGGGAGAGCACGAGTCCGAAGCCTTGATCGATGACATGATTGCAAATCTGCATCCGGGCCAGATGGTCACGAACCACTGGGCCGAGGGGGAAGAGCAACTGCTGGCGATCCAAGACTTTCGCTCACGTTTTCTCGCTCAACTAAGTGCGCTGGCGGATTAGCCGCTCAGTGAGATCGAACACGACATAATAAACGGAGCCTCACTATGTCGAAAATTACCATCACTATCCAAGACCTTGACCTCGAAACCGGCACCTATTCGGTAGACTTCGATGCAGAAGGCGCGCAAATCGATCAGGGGATCGCGACTGCTGCCTACTTCACCGGATATTACCTCTACACGCTTATCGAGGATGATGGTTTCATCGACGCGGTAGTAAAGTTTTCGCACGAGATTGCGAAAAATATGGAGGAGAACACGGACTCGCCGTGTCTCTCGGCTACCGAACCGGTGGTTGCCCGTCTCACTCTGGTGGACAAAGACATCAACACCGGGCGTTATCTTCCGCACCTTGAGTTCATGGGAGGCGATCCGGAAGGGCAGTATCTTCCGACGACGGCTCAGTGCGTTGGACTTTACATGCGTGCTCTGATGAGCGACACCAATTTCCAGCAAGCGTGCTGGGACTTTGCCGAAAAGCTGACGAAAGACACCGATGGGGCTGTCATCGTCAATGCCGAACACGCACTGGCAGACAACGATTCGGGCGAAGCTCCGGTCCGTATCGCAAACGAAGGATGAATATGAAAGACCAAATCAACCACGCGGACATGGTGGCCGGGCTCATGAAGCCCGGCCCGGAAATCCTCCAGAACCTCACGGCGGAAGAAGCCGACCTGTGGCATGGTGCCACCGGTGTCGCCGGTGAAACCACCGAAGTCCTCGAAGCCATCACCCAGATGTTCATTACGGGCTCGCTCGATGTTCAGAACATGGTCGAAGAGCTTGGCGACATCGAGTTCTACATGGAGGCTGTCCGTCAGAATATCGGCACCGCGCGCGATGAGATCATGCAGTTCCAAACCGAAAAGCATTTTACGATTGCCAATGAACCGCTCGAATGTGCCTCGCTGCTGGCGATCGCAGGGGGCCAGCTTCTCGATACGGTCAAGAAGCATGTCGTATACAAGAAGCCGCTCGATCGCGAAGGCATCCAATACAACCTCGCTAACCTTGAGGTTTGCGTCGGTGTCATCCGGCAAGCCATCCAAGTCACTCGCGAGGAAACGCTGGAAGCCAATATCGCCAAGCTGTCGGTCCGCTACAAGGGCCTGCAATACTCCGACAAGGCCGCTCAGGAGCGCGCTGACAAGGCGGAGGGCAATGGAGCGTGATCAGTTTCATCCGCCTCGAAGTTGATGGCCTCGGCGTTGCTTTCATCGATCCCCAGAGGATCATGGCAGTTACGGCGGACCCTTCCCACCCCACACGTTCGGTTATTGTATACGACAACGCATCAAGGGCCCCGGAGCTTCTTCCGATCGACAGCGAGCCTGATGAATTGATGCAGGAGATCGAACGCGTCGTCCCCGGAGCGAAGTCGTTTCATCTTCGCGGTTTTCCTTGACATGAGCCGCAATTTTTAATATAAGAGAGGACGTTATGGTAACCGAAATAAACCTTAAGGTAATGGGAACAGCCTGTGCATTCTGCTTGGCCATGCTCCTGTTGGTGAACTACGCTCTGACAAGCTGATGGCTCGCCTGAGAATACGCGACGCGATCTACATCGACGACATGGACCCGAACGACACCCCCACACCTACCGCGTCCACAACCGAGCTTACCGCATTCGATGGTGAGAACTGGGTCGTAACGCGTGAAGAAGACCCCTACGCAGGACTTAACCGGGGCCAGCGCCGTAAGGCCATGGCCGTTGAATCTCGCGCTCATCGAAAGGCAAAACGTGGCCGAATCTGATACACCCCATGGTTACCACATCGCCAAAATCGCTCGCGGCGTCTATGGCGAAGACTCCAAGATTTACGAAGAGATCGATGAGTTCGTTGACGCTCTTGATCAAGGCGTCGCGATCATGGCTCTGGTAGAACTTTCAGACGTGATCGGGGCCATCAAGGGCTGGTTGGTCAAGAACCATCCGTCCATCACTCTCGACGATCTCATTGCCATGTCTGCGGTGACCGACCGGGCCTTCGAAAGCGGGGCCCGCAAGCCCAAAGTCGTGGAGGATGAGTGATGGACGGCTGGTGGGATGACGGCGGCTTTGATGATTTTGATGACCGGGCTGAGTGCCCGTGTTGTGGTGAAGTCGTCCCGCTTGATCATCTCGATACGGACAGCGGTGATTGTATCGGATGCGAAGACCGTCGCGAGCAAGAGGAATGGGAACAGTATGACGCCGAAGATTGATTACCCGCTGCTGGGGCAGGCTGTCTCAGAATACGTCAAGCGTGGCTACCGCTACGTTGAAGTTCCGTGGCTGGTGAAACCCCACGACATCTACGCGACGCTGGACGAACGGGCCGCCTGTATTCGGACCGGGTTTCAGGTTGATCTTGCGGGGCGTAAGGAGATGCACCCTTGGCGCGAAGAGAAAGGCAACTGTCTCGTCGGTTCGGCCGAGCAAGGTTTCCTGTCTATGAACCTCCCACCTGACGCTTACGTCGGCGTAACGCCATGCTTCCGTTGGGAAAACAAGACCGATCTCCTGACACGCGACTACTTCATGAAGGTCGAGCTTTTCGTCACGAGTGAAGAGGCTGACCTTTCTCGGGTGATGGACGATGCACACGAAGTGATGCAGATCATTGGCGAGGCGAATGAGCCCAAGTTCACCATCGACGTTGAAGAGACTCGTGATGGATTCGATTTCATGCTTGCAGGCATTGAAATTGGTTCATACGGTGAACGCGCCACTTCAAACCAAGCGTGGATTTACGGAACCGGCTTGGCATTGCCGCGTTTCAGCGTGGCCAAGGCATTGGCCAGAATAACCTAAGTTCTGTCAAGGTTAAAATTTGCAGGCAGAGTAAATTCATTCCTTGAAGTGAACCGCAATTTTTAGTATACTGATAGACCTTTCACGGTTCACTCCAGCTACGGATAAAAACACTATGCCAGTCTCCCCGAACGAGGTCGCTATTGACCTCGGGCGCGACGCCCTGCTGTCCGCTCACGCCATTGAAACCCTCCGAGATCGTTACCTCGTGGAGGGAGAGACCAGCCCCCAGCAAGCATTCGCACGAGCCGCTGCTGCCTTCGCAGACGACGCGGCACACGCGCAGCGTCTTTACGACTATGCGAGCAAAGGCTGGTTCATGTTCGCCACACCGCTGCTTTCGAATGGCGGAACATCGCGCGGGCTGCCGATTTCCTGCTATCTCAATTACATGGCCGACAGCCGCGCAGGTATCAACCAACACTACGAAGAGACCTCTTGGCTCTCCAGCCTTGGTGGTGGCGTTGGTGGCTATATCGGTGCCCGAGGACCAGAAGCCACGTCGCGTGGCTCGGCGTCCAGTGGTGCCATCCCGTTCATCGCTGTTCTCGATCGCATGATGCTCGCCTTCTCGCAGGGTAAGACGCGTCGTGGTTCCTATGCGGCCTACCTCGACATCTCGCACCCTGAGATCGATGAGTTCCTTGAAATCCGCAAGCCGTCGGGAGGGGATGCAAACCGCAAGGCGCTCAACCTCCACCACGCCGTGGTTATCACCGACGAGTTCATGCACGCCTGCATCAACGACGAGGATTGGGAACTCAAGAGTCCAAAGACCGGACACGTCAAGAAGGTCGTCAGCGCTCGTGGTCTTATGCGTAAGATCGTCGAAACGCGTCACCAGACCGGCGAGCCCTTCATTCTGTTTAAGGATACAGCCCAACGGGCCCTGCCGGAGCCGTTGAAGGCCAAGGGCCTTACGATCAATCAGTCCAACCTCTGCACCGAAATTATGCTGCCCACGTCGGCTGATCGCACTGCCGTGTGTTGCCTGTCAAGCACCAACCTCACCAAGTTCGATGAGTGGAAGGACGATCCTCTGTTCATCGAAGACCTCATGCGGATGCTCGACAACACGCTTGACGACTTCATCGCAAAGGCTCCTCCTGAGCTTTGGCGTGCCGTCAACTCAGCGCGAAATGAGCGCTCGGTCGGATTGGGGGCGATGGGTCTACAAACCTACCTGCAAGACAAGATGCTTGTCTGGGGCGGTGACACAGCGCGTGCCTACAACGTGATGATCTTTGAGCACCTACAAGCCAAGACCGTCGAAGCCTCACTTAAGCTAGGACGTGAGCGTGGGGAAGCGCCGGACATGGAAGGAACAGGGCACCGCTTCTCGCACCGCATGGCCGTTGCTCCGAACGCTTCGTCGTCAATCTTCGTGCCAGACGGTCCTATCTCGCCGTCAATCGAACAGTTTCCCGAAAACATCTTTATCCACAAAACACTTTCGGGATCACACAAGGTTTACAACCCGGCGCTCAAAAATCTGCTGGCCAGCAAGGGCAAGGACGAGTCGAAAGTCTGGAAGTCGATCCTCGCCAACGACGGATCGGTGCAGCATCTCGACTTTCTTTCGGATCACGAAAAGCGTGTCTTCCTCACGGCTTTCGAGACAGACCAGCGCCTCACCATCCAGATGGCAAACGATCGCGCTGGCTTCGTGGATCAGGGGGTTAGCCTGAACCTGTCGTTCCCGGCCTACGTCGATGCTGATTACCTTCTCGAATGTCACTTCATGGCGTGGGCTGGTGGCACCAAAAGCCTCTACTACGTCCGTTCGAAGACGTTGAAGAAGGCAGAGAACATGAACACCAAAGTGGCACAGATGGAACTCATTGCGCCCGAACCAGAGGAGTGCCTTGCCTGTGAAGGATGATCCAGATTTTCAGCCTGTTGTCGGTGACATCGTTGAATTAGCTCACGAAGAGGACTGCATTGTCCCGGCTGGAGAATACGAGGTGACGCAGGTCAACCCGGATGGCACTTTCCACGTCGGTGGAAACACGGCTGTTCACCCGCGTCGCGTCATGGCGCGTTGGCACGAACACCTAGCGGTTCGCCTGAGTGGTCGGGTCATAGGACTCGAATACGAGTATGAGCTTGACCCGTCTCAATACGATGAAGGCGATCCCACTACTACCACCCGTCTCGTTTGGGGTCGGGTTATCGACGGCGGCTACGGCGACTGGGGTGAAGAAATCGTCTTCGTCGAAAACATCCACATCAAGGGCGAAATATGGGCTGCCGCCCCAGACGCCATTCACACAATTATGCCGGAGAACTATTGATGTCCCTTTTCGAAAAAGCAAAGGCTTACAAGCCATTTCAATACCCGTGGGCGTTCCAAGCCTACCAAACCATGCAGCAAATTCACTGGCTTCCGGAAGAGGTGCCATTCCAAGAGGACGTGCATGACTGGAACACAAAAATGACACCATCGGAGATCAATCTGCTGACGCAGCTTTTCCGCTTCTTCACCAAGGGTGATGAAGACATCGGTCACGGCTACATCGACAAGTATCAGACCACGTTCAAGCCGACTGAGGTCCGCATGATGCTATCAGCCTTCACGACCTCGGAATGCAACCACATCCACTCCTACTCGCAACTGATCGACACGCTGGGGCTGCCGGAGTCCGAATACGAAGCGTTCGCCGAGTTTGCCGAGATGCGTGACAAGCATGATTATATGTTCGAAGATCGCACCAGCCACGCAGATGGTGTGCCGCGATCAGAACTGGAGAAGCTGGCACTCGATGTGGCCGTCTTCTCGGCATTCGGAGAAGGGATGCAACTCTTCTCCAGCTTTGCCGTGCTTCTGTCGTTCAAGCGTCGCGGCCTGATGAAGGGCATGTCCACGATCGTGGAATGGTCGCTGCGTGACGAGAGCCACCACGTGGAATGCATGATCAAGCTATTCCACACCATGATCAAGGAGAACCCGGAAGTCTGGACAAAGCGCCTAAAGGAAGACATCAAGCAGACCTGCATCGAAATGGTCGGCCTCGAAGATCGCTTCATCGATCTGATGTTCTCCATGGGTGAGATCGCAGGCATCACTCCCGAGGAGGTCAAGACCTACATCCGCTACACGGCGGATCGCCGCATGATCCAACTTGGGCTCAAGCCGATCTATGGCGTGAGCGACCACCCACTCGACTGGATCGACGAGATGATGACGGCCCACACGCACACCAACTTTTTCGAGGGCCGCGCTACCGAATACTCAAAGGGCGGTGTCAAGGGCTGGGGAGGAGGCGCTTGGGACTTCGCCAATAATCTGAAACTGGCAGGGAACAATCCATGTCCGGTGTCGTAGTCTACTCTAAGGCAGGGTGCCCGTTTTGCTCCTTGCTCAAAATGGAGATGAAAAAGCGTGGTATCGAGTTCGATGAAATCGATCTCAGCAACGATGCGAATCGGCAGGCTTTCTACGATCGAGTCGGTGTCAACACCGTGCCACAGGTTTTCCTCAGCGACGAAAACCACTCGATCACGAATCCTTCGGGACAGCGCTTGGGCGGCTGGACGGAAGTCTCGACCAACTGGGAAGCCTTTGATACAGCGTAACTTTTCGCTAATTTACAACAGAAGATGTCGCTAGGGTAGCGGTGAGGGTAACGTCTGGTTGCCCTCACCGCTATTTTTATTGACAAACCCACACATTGACCGGTATATGGATTTACCGAAACCGTAAAGGAGTAAATAAATGGGTGCTATCGAAACCACGAACAAGGGCCCGCTCCGCACCAGTGAAACTCGTAAGGAACGGGCCAAGGCCAAGACCAAGGCTTTGAAGCCCAAGAAAGTGACGCACAAGGGCAAGCCTCAGCTTGTCAAGACCGCATCGAAAACCGGGCAGATCGGCGGTATTGCCCGCCGCTCAGACGTTGCTGGTTCGGATGCCAATCTGGACCTGAACACGTTCGGCGGCCGTCTGACCTACCTGCGTTTGAACCGCGATCTATCCCAGACAGAAGTGGCTCGTTGGATTGGCGCGACCCGTCAGTCCGTTCGCAACTACGAGTCCGGAATCAACTTCGCGCCGTATGACAAGATCGAGATCATGGCCAAGCGCTTCGGCGTCGCTGCGACCTATCTCGCATTCGGTGAGCACGCGGTCAAGGTGACCAAGCCCGATCTGGTCGTCACCGTCGATGAAGTCAGCCTGTCCAAGTCAGGTCGTCGAATCACCGGTGGCTTCGTGATCCCGCGTGCGCTGGCCGAAAGTTACGTCGAAGACATCCGCAATCTGCGTGTCTTTGTCATGAGCCACGACGCGGCATTGTTCAACCTCAAAGCCGAGGATCGCTTATTCCTCGACACTTCGGTTGACCGTATGTCGATCGAGCGTGACATCTATGCGATCGAGATCGGCGGCGAGCTTGACGTGGTGCGTTACGTGCCTTCGGCCGACAAGGAGAAGGTGACGTTCACCAATGCCCACAACCAGAAGCGCACCGTTCCGATCGGTGACATCAAGGTTCTGGGCGCGCTGGTCTCGGTTCTCTCACGCTACTGATCAAAAGCCCAAGCGTTCTCGACGAGCGCGCTTTGCATCCTCCATACATTTCGGCCATACGACCTCGACGATCTCAAGATTGGGATCGCCGAGGTTTTTGGCTGCTTGGATGTGGTATTCGGAATCCTCGAAATAGACGAACGGACGGTCAGGCCAATCGTTACGCAGGTGCTCGAACAGAATCGCTTTGCTCATGCGGCCGAGACAGAAAGTCTCCTGAGGGTATAGCTCCCACTGCTGGCAGAACTGGATCATGCGCTGAACAGCCCAGAAGCCGCTACGGGCCGTCACGATGAAATAAGGCTGCCGTGTGGTCGTCAGGTGTCGTGCGAACTTCACGGCCGCCAGATGCGGCTTGATAGGCTCCCCAAAGGCATTCGCCTGATAGATCAGGTGGCGCAGATACCGGGTCGAGTGGTAGAGCGACGCATCGATCCCGTTGAGCTTCCCGATCGCTTCGAGATGAGCGCGCTCCTTCCCACTCTCCGGCAGCCGATAGACCTTCTCCTCCTCCTGATCAGCAAGCACGCCATCGAAGTCGAAGAAGAAGATCGAGTCGGCCGCGTAGCCGTGGTGATAGAACGCCTCGTTGGCTGTTTGGATTAAATGTGACATGATTTTTATCCTGCCTGAGGGGGATTGAATTGTTCGTCGTCGTTAGGGCGATAGGCATAGCTGCGTGCCTCAACACGCAAGCGTTGTAGCCGCCCCTGTCTGTAAAGCCGGTTCAGGCGTGTCTGGCATAATCCGATGCTTTCGGCGCGGACCCAGATTGAGTTATTCCGACGTGACGCGGCGGCCGCGACAACGAAAAGGGTTTGCTCGTCGGTCAATCCATCACATCCAGTTTGTAACCATCCTCGATCGCCGCTTCCACGACCTCGATGAACCAGTCCGGGTTCTTGATCACGGTGCCGTGCTTTTCGGCTGCCTCGATCTTCTTTGCGCCGACATTATCACCGGCGATGAGGATCGTCGTCTTCTTGGCCGGTGCATTCGTGATGCCAGCGCCAAGCTCTTCGGCGATCAGGAGGCACTGGTCGCGGCTCCAGCGATCGAACGACCCGGTGAAGCACAGGACTTCACCGGCGAGCGGCTTGGGTCCGTCGAGATACTGCGGCATGTCCTGAATGTCACAGGCCAGACGCAGGTCGAAGATTTCATCGAAGTTGCGAAAATCATCGATGTGATATTCGAAGGATTGGATGACCACCGGACCGATCCCTTCAATCGCTCCGCAAAGCTCTTCGAAACGGCCTTCGTTCAGGACGCACTCGAAGAACGCGTCCACAGTCCCGAGGCGCTTGGCAATATCCTTGGCCGTCGTCTTGCCGATGTTGCGAATGCCTAGCGCGTAGATGAAACGGTCGAGTGGCTGCTTGCGAGCCTTCTTGATGGCGGTCATGAGCTTCTTGACGCTGGTCTTCCCATAGCCTGACCAGTCCTCCATGGCCTCACTTACGAGACAGTTTTCGTCAAGCGCCTTGTCCGGACATAGCTCGGGCGGCAAGCAATCATGCATGGTCATTTCCGGCAGAGACATGATCTGGCTCGGCCGCTCCAGTGAGATGCCCTCCATGAGGTCTTTGATCTGCGCCGGGCCCATCCCGTCAATGTCCATCGCGTCGCGGCTCACGAAGTGTTCGAGATACGCCTGTTGTTGGGGCGGGCACGTGTAACCGGCCGGGCACCGAGATACCGCTTCGCCGTCTGGGCGGACAAGCTGAGTGTCGCACGCCGGGCAGTGCGTAGGAAACTCAATATGGCGAATCATCGAGAACTCCGCATCACCCCATTGACTCGTATCAGGGGTGATGGATTTGACCACTTGGGGAATCACATCACCAGCACGTTGGATAACGACATAGAATCCAATCTGGAGCCCAAGGCGGCGGATTTCATCTTCATTATGCAGCGTTGCAGTCGATACGGTCACTCCGCCCACTCGAACCGGCGAGACATGCGCCACGGGCGTCACAGCGCCGGTGCGGCCTACTTGGAACGTGACATCGGTCAATGTCGTTGTCTTCTGCTCGGCCGGGAATTTGTAAGCCGTTGCCCAGCGCGGGGCCCGGCTGGTGGAGCCCATACGATTACGCACATCTCGGCTGTCGATCTTCCAGACAATGCCGTCAATGTCGTAGTCCAGCTTGCCGCGTTGTGTCGTCCATCCGTTGATCTGCGCTTCGATGGCGACGCGAGAGTTGGCAACGACCACGTGAGGCACCACGTCGAACTCCATCTCACGCAGGACTTCGAGAACTTCCGAATCCGACTTGATGTCGGGGAACGTGTCGGCCGTGACGCTGAACGCCATGAACCGGATGCCGCGCTCACGGGTAACGGCCGGGTCTTTCTGGCGAAGCGATCCGGCTGCGGCGTTGCGGCAGTTAGCGAGTTTCTTCTTGCCCGCCGCTTCATACCGCTCGTTTAGGATCGCAAGCTGTTCCTTGGTCATGTAGACCTCGCCGCGAACTTCAATCAGCTTGTCGAGCTTGGGATCGATATTCTCGCGAATGTCCATGGGCAGGTCGATGATCTCTGCCGCCGTATGCGTCACGTCCTCGCCGGTGTCCCCGTCGCCGCGTGTGACTGCCTTGTGAAAATATCCGTTTTCGTAGATCAGGGTGAGACTCAGGCCGTCCATCTTGTGCTGGGCAAGAAGGGCGTCTCCCGGTTCCAGATGCTTGGAAGCCCATTCAGCCACCTCGGCAGGTGAGAAGGAGTTGTCGAGGCTTTCCATACGGACGCGGTGCTTGACCGGTTCGAAAGCTTCGTTGACGACGCCGCTCACCTTCTGGCTGGGGCTGCCAGCATCCGCCAGTTCAGGGAACTTCTCCTCGATCGCGTTTACCTTAGCGCGTAGTTCGTCATACTCGGCGTCCGAGATGATCGGATCGTCGTGATCGTAATAGGCGACATCAGCGGCCACCATCTTGTCAATCGTGCGATCACGAAGCCGCTTGGCCGCTTCGATCGTCGAGGGAATCGTCATCAAGGGGTTCCTTGCAAAAAAAAATAAGGCCCGCCTCCTGTGTAGGAGACGGACCCTATTGTCAACCCAAAATTGCGTTAAGGTTAACCGACGATCACTGCGTCGATGTTCTCACCCTCAAGCGTCTTGCGATATTGGCACCAGCCATGGAGATTCCCATGCAGCTTCGGGTTCATCCACATACCACGGTGGTTGACCTTGAAGTCCGGAGTGGCTTGGTGCTCGGCCGGGCTTGCGTGCTTGGGATCGGATTCGCCCAACATCGCGTGAAGTGCCAAGTCCTTCTCTGGATCAGTAGCCGACCCGTCGTGGTTATTATAGCTCACGCGGGCGCACCGCGCCGTCGAAATCTTCTTGCACATATCCACCCCGTGGGTCCCTAGGTCCTCCTCGGTAATGTAGGGCAGGTGCCACTGCCCGGCTTCCAGCTTCTTGGGCGTTGAGGCTTCGCGCGCTTCGGCGATCCTCTCGGCCAGCGCTGCGATCGTGGGATCGGCAGCGTGGTGGTTTCGCAGGCCATCCCAGTTTTCCCAGTAGACGCTGGTGAGGACGACCTTGATGTGGCTGAACGGTTCGCAAATGCGATTGACGACCTGCTTGTGGATGCCCAGCGCATCCATTTCCTCAGCGTGTCGGATCGCATCTTCCATCGCGTTGAGCCAAACGGTTTGGGCTTGCAAGGCGACTTCTTCCGTGGCATGTTCGTAGCCCTGCATACCGGCTTGGTTCATTCGCCAAGACGCAGGCACGGCAGGGTTCTCCCGGATCATACGGAGAGCACGCTTGGTCGGGATCGCTCGTGAACTCGATGCGTTGCGGCTGAAAACGCGGTGCGTCATCAGTTCGCTATGGATGAAGCGTGGGTAAACAAGCTCCATCGTAGTCAATCGGACACCCTCAGGTGATACCGAGTCAGCGAGAATGGTTGCACTGATCAGTGGAGAAAGAATCATTTTTGTCGGGCTTTCTCATTTGCTGCGTTGATTTCGGCAACGACTTCGTTAAAGGTTTCGAGCTTGATACGGGCGCGGTTGAGGCGTTGACGACAATCTTCACCCGCCTCGTCGATCCCGGTCACCCGCTGAGCGACTTGTTCGTTGGTGGCATCAACCGGAAGCTGTCCGGTTGGTGCAGCCATACAGATAAGTTCATCCAGAGGAATCTGCGGTGTCAGAAACTCGATCCGGGCCGGTTCGGGCGCGTTCCTGCCGCAGGCGGTCAAGCTCATTGAGAGTATCGACAAGGATACGAGGGGCAGGAGCATCGCGCTCTTCAACCGGCGAAGTGTCGATCTTGTTTCGGACATTGGTGAAATCCTTCGTGGTTTGCTCGCGGAGTTTGGTGAAATCTCGGTCGATTTTCTGGGTGCGCTCTTGGGCCGTTGTCTGCGCTTCGAGCGACTGAATAGTTGCTACCTGATCAGCCTGTTTGGTCGCCTGTTCTGTCGCTTGCTCGACAGCTTCCGCCTTGTCGTTCTTGAGATACCAACCAGTGCCCACCGCGATCGCAATGAACACCAGTGCGGCGTAGAACCACGGACTGGAGAACAGCTTACCGAAGAAGCTTTTGACCTTGAGTAAGAAAGAAATTTCGGCGAGACCTAGTGCCATGGTGCTTCTCCTTAGGCGAGGTATCCGTCCGCCAGCCAGCCTTCGAGGCCCGGTGCATATTGCACGCGACTCCACTTGCCGGTGTCTTCCAGAATGATAACTTCCGATCCGCCCGAAAGCGTGGTCAAAATGCGGCCTCGAACACTGGGCTTATCACGCACATTCAAACGGCCGACATTGACGGTCCGACGTTCGTTGGCGCGAGTAAGACCATCGGAACGATCGGTGTCCCGGCCGCCTTGATGATCGTAAAGAAGCAAGTCCTGAAACTCGCTCATCGGGAAAGCCGGACCCGGATCGCTTTTCCATCCACGAAGGTCCACATCTTGGTGTCCGGTTACTGCATCGATCGACGGATAGGCGTCGAGGATCGCATCCAGTGAGGCCAGCCCGGCATTGATCTGTGCATCGGTGTAGGCTGGCCACACGAAGGTCCCGGAACCCAGTCGGCTTTGTGGGCCACGATTGGTCAGTTCAAATTGCTCCAAGCGTCGATCGCTCAGCCGGGTGCCGTAAGCGTCCTCATAGCCGCCGTTGACCTCCTTGAAAAAGCCGGGATTGACGAACTCAAAACCGATCGAAAAGTTGTTGACACCGCTTCGGCCCTTAAACGCCGAGCGTCCGGCGTGCCACGCGGCCCGGTTGAAGGGCACAAGCTGGGTGATCGAACCGTCTGTGTCGATCACAAGATGGGCCGAAACTTTCGATCGACTGCTGGTCAGCGTCGCAATCGCGCTTCGCGCTGTGTAACCTGCTGTATAGTGCATAAGAGCCACGGTGGGAGTCATGAAACCAGAGCGGTTCGGTGATTCGACATAAGGGATGCCACGAAGGAGGTGATTTTGGACTTGCATGTCTATCAATCCTTGTTTGCGTTGTCAACCAAAAATTGCGGTTGTCTGATTACGAAATGTTGTATTTACTCAAAAGCTGCGTGCTGAGATCGACCATTTGGGATTCGGTCAGCCGTTGGAAATTTCGCCACGCGACAAACTCATAGAGGTGACCGCTAAAATGACGGTCAGCGGGCTCTGGCAGGGCAGTCGTCCGTAGGAACGGCGCACTTGCGCTTGCACTACTGGGTGGGTTTCTGGAGTCGGAGATGCTGAGACGAGCGCCGTTGAAATAGGCCGTGATCCGAGTATCAAACTCTTTGGTCATCACGATAACGGTTGGACCAGAGATAGTGCCGAAGCGGAAGTCCTCTTTTTCCCAGTGTATCGCAGCCCCTTCAAAAGGGCGGAAGTAGAAGGTGGTCTTACTCCCATCGCCGAGTAGCCCGCAGAAGTGGGTGTCCGAAATATTATCGACCACCAGCGCAAAGGATGTCCACTCCTGCCAAGTCAGAGTCCCCAAGCCTTGCTTAATGGCTTGCAGATTTTCGAAATAAGTAGGCACAGCCCGAATGCCTTCGATATACGGTTTCCCGTTTAGCCCACCTGTGCGGAAGCGAGGGCGTAATGCTACATCACTTTGAACCGCATTTTCAGCTTCGTTACCTTGGTTCTGCCACCCTGCCACCGTGTCGTTGCTGTCAGCCAAGGTGCCGCCAATAGAGTCATTAAAGACACCAAAGTCCGCAGCAAAGTGAAAAGCCACGTCGCTTGCCTCGGGAATAATGATGTCCTGCTCCTGATAAATGACAGAGTAGTTGGCTACAATACCGCTCAGCACTTCATTTTACCTTTCAAATAACGCAAACTTATCGGGCGTAAACTCTTCCGAATCGCTGACTGATAGTAAAGAAGGCGTGCCCTCGACATCAACATCGGTGTCGTTGACAATACCCAGTGCCGTCATGTCGTGAGAGTAAAGCGAGTGGTCAGTGAAAACAGTGCTTCCATCAACACCTTCACCCTCCACCAACAGGACGACATCGTTGTAGAACGGGTCGGCTGTCAGTGGCACGTTGAGCGCCTGTTGAGATAATGTTCCGTATTTAAGCATTACGAAGTAGTTTGTCAAAGGAGGTCGTATTCGTCTTCTGCAACACGCTTGAGTGTGGCTACCATGCCCGGCTCCAGAACGAGACCGCCGCTGGTCGGGACATTAATGGTCACACCCGAGCCAGTCAAGATAGTAAGATTACCGCTTGCGGCCCGGTTGGCAATCGTAAACTCCGCGTCTTGAGAGATCGCTTCGGTCGCGTTCGGCTGCACCGTCAAGGTCTTCGCCCCTGTTGCAGTCCAGCGCTGGTAGAAGCCAGCGTTGTTGCTCGACAGATTGGCGCTGGTTCCGGTTTCGGTGATTGTCGATCCCAGAACGGGCGCGCTCTCGTTGAAAAACTGCCACGAAATATGTGATAATTTTTCGTTCGGTGGGTTGGGGTTTGCAGCTTGGATGATCTGCCCACTGC